ATCGTCGATTTTCCTTTGTAAAAAAAGATTCCTAACAGCGAGATGTGGACGTAGATTCGGCAAATCGTTCACCATGAGAGAACGAATAATAAACAAGTGTTTAGAACCTGACAAAGTATTCCACTGCATTGCACCCACACTAAGACAAACCCGTAAATTATTTATGCGACCTTTATTAAGGACGCTTAAGACAATCGACCCCCTAATGAAAAAAAATGAGCAAGATTTATTCATTGAATTATCTAATGGTACAACCTTGTTTTTCGGCAGTGGCGAAGCGATTGAATCAATAAGAGGCGACGGGTCGAACCATGTATTTTTTGACGAGTTCCAAGACATACCATTTGAGGGCTGGTCAGAAGTTATGCGCCCGATGTTAGCCGACAGACAAGGCGGAGCCGACTTTTATTTCACCCCAAAAGGAACTAATAATCATACATTCGATTTAGTCAATAATATAAATGAGAATTGGGAACATTTCCATTATATGACTATTGACGGCGGGCGGGTTACTGCTGAGGAAATAGAGGCTAACAGGCAATACTTAGATGATAGAACATTTAAGCAAGAATTTGAAGCTACATTCGAGAGCTATGCAGGACTTGCTTATTATGCCTTTTCCGACGCAAATATCAGCAATGTAGAATTCAGACCCGATTTACCTATTGTTTTAGCGTGGGACTTTGACACAGGTGAAGCCCCTTTGTGCTGCATTGTAATCCAATATGATAATGAAAAAGACTATATCGTTAAAGAGTTCTGTCATACATATTCCAACACCGAAGCAACGGCAACAGCTGTATATGACTGGCTAATATCACAAGGCGTTAATAGTAATTCAAAATTATACATAACGGGCGACTATGCGGGTACACAAGCAAAAAGCCCGACTACATGGACAGACTATTCAACGATTAATAGGGTAATCTATAAGCCTATTAATGGTATTACAACAGACAATAAGATAAGACCAACAAGAAGAATTAAAGACCGTGTCGCTGCAATGAATGCCCGCTTATGCGATACTAACGGCAATCGGCACGTTGAAATAAATAAGAATTGCAAAACCTTAATTAAAGATTTAAAAAAAGTAGAGTTCGCAGATAACGGAATTGAGCTAAATAAAAAAGACAAAAAGCTCACCCATGCCAGCGACGCAGCGGATTACTACTTCACTAACTGGCATAATTCATTAGATAAACCAATTTTATATAATTCGAGTTATTAATAATGAACATAACAATAGCAGATAGACTAAGCAGGCGAGGCGAACCCGAATATTACGAGTTAGCATTTAACACGTATTACACTGCGCTGTGGCAAAAGACGGCATATAACACCCCAAATGATTATTCAGAATTGTCATTCTACCGTATGCTTGTAGCTTTTTACAACAACAATAGAGTATCGATTAATGACAGGCGTGAACTGCTTTACTATTATTTAGCAAGTGGCGACGAATACAATATTACAGACCAGTATTCACTGCTAAACCAGTCAAGGAGAAAGCTGCCAACTCAATCGATTATCCCTAACATATTAAACAATCTATGTAGTGCATATAACACTATGCCGACACGTAAGTTTGGCAAAGAAGGCAGTAAGGAAGAAAAATTCTTTACGAAATTGTACGAAAAAGCCAAGATTAACAGTAACTTTCAAGGTATTTATAAACGTGCAAAGCTATGCAGTGTAGTTGCGGTAACATTAGTAATCACAAATGATGTTCCAAGGCTTGTTTATATCACACCTGACAATTTCCGTGTTAAGGAAAATGCTTTAAACCCGAACATAATAGACGAGTTTATTTATGCCGACTGGGACGACACTAACCAAAATGTTGTATTTAGAAAATACACCCCGACAACTATTGAGATTTACGATTACGACGGTAAGCTTATAGATAACCCCGCTAACCCAAATAACATTAATCCTTACGGCATTATACCGTTTGTATTTTTAAAACTACATGACGAAAATACCTTTTTAGGGGGCGGGCTGTTTACCGATGTAGAGCGTTGTTTAGAGCTTAACCATATATCATTCATCAGCAAAGCCGACTGCTCTTATAACGGGCAGCCGATGTGGCTGTCAATAAACCTGCCGCCCGACCAAGTTAATAGACGTTCGCCGAATAAAGTCATACAGGCTAATGGGGTGAAAAATATCGAAGGTGCTGATATACCGCCCGAAATGATACCGCTCGGCAGTATTGGAAATTTCCAACAAATAGACGATTTCAAAGAGGGAAGATTAAAGGCGACTTATAGGGATGCCGGCTTACCGTTTAGCTTAATTGAGCAACAATCCGCACAATTAACAGGCATAAGCAGAATTATTGAAAGAGTGCCGTTAACCGAGCAACGCTATTCTGACATAATCAAATTAACAGACTTTGAAAAAGAGCTATGTAATCTGATTAGAGTTATTGCTAATGTAGATATGCGAGCTAATCTTAGCGAAGTGGAATTTTCCATAGCATTTGAAGACGAAAGAATCTATTTAGAACCCGAAGTAGAATACGAATTCGATAAGACTAAAGTTTCTGACGGCATAATGGATATCGATATATTCATTAAAAAATGGAGCGGTATCGATTCGGACGTAATCGACGTTTCTACAGTAATTGCAGACAATAAGGCGAAGTTATTAGAGTACGGGTTTGTAAATAAACCTCAAAATAACGTACAGTCAACACAAGAACAGCAACAGCCAGACACGGGGTTACAGCCTCAAGCAAATAATAATTACCAACAACCAAGCGAACAGGTGTCAGCATGATAAGTGTATGTGTTATTTATTGCAAAGAAGACCAGCAGTATATGCCGAACAATTTAAGGCAAATACCCAAAGGCTGGGAAAAGGTTGTATGCTATTCTGAAAAAGGCTTAAAAGACGACCTAAAAGTCGAACGTGCGGGCGATACGGTTAATATAAGATACACTTATTCCGGAAATCTTGACTTATCTAAAATCAGAAACACAGTTAAACAGTATGCTAAGCATGAATGGATTCTATTTTTAGACGCCGACGAAATATTAATGAATTATAATTACACATTGATAGAATCATTATGCTATAACAGCAATAGACGTGTCGGCGGCTTTACGGTAAACTTAATTTGTCCGACGCCTTTTCGTGGCGACAGCGGTACTACTATAACCGAAGTGCATAAACTATGCAGATTATTTAAAAATTTACCACAATTCCAATACGAATATGAATGGCACGAGCTAATCGGATATAGCATTGTTAGGAATGGCTTTATAGTCCTTGAATCAGATGTTTATCTTGTTCACGAGGGTTATAAGTCTTTTGAACAGCAAAAAACCAAAATAAAGCGAAATAAAGCAGAAATAGACAAACACCCATATCTAAAGCATATTAAACATATAGCTCATTCAATAGAGAATGAAAGCAAACTATTACGAATGCTTGAACCCAGCAGCGCACCAGCGCTAAACCCAAACAACGAGCAATTGCCGAAGCCCAATTATGAACGATTACAACAAGCCCTAGACGGTATTATAAATTAATATAAGGAATAAAAAAGACAATGACAGACGACAACCAGTCAGTGACTGACGAAAAAAAAGAATCTCAACCAGTGGTTGAAAAGGCAGTGCCTAAAACAGAATTTGACAAAGTATTGTCAGAATCAATCGAACGGAAAAATGAACTGAAAGAGCTGAAAAAGCAGATTGAGCAATTAACCAAAGCCAAAGAGGATTCCGAAGCTAAGGCATTAGTTGAGCAAGGCAATTTCAAAGCCCTTTATGAACAGGAAGTCCAAAAAAACGCGGATTTGAATAAACAGTTGAATGACGTTAGCAATAAGGTTACTGAATACGAACCTTTTGTAAACGAATACAAGCAACAGCAAGAGTCCCGCAAACGAGAACTACTCTCAAAAGTACCCGAGACAGAGCGCTCCAAATGGGAAAGCTCGGATATGGCATTGCTTGAATCTTTTGTTAATACAATTACAAAAGTCCCCGCTAATAGCTTAAACCAAGTCAATGGTACACAACCCAAAGTAGATACGCAAACCACTCAAAAAGACGCTCCAAAAGTGCCTTTCGGTAGCGGTATGCAAAAATATACTGATATGTTAACCAATAAAGGAAGATAATTATTATGTCTGATTATTATAATTCATACGATTTTACAAACAACAAAAGAAGCGTTCAAGAGGTATTTGAGCAAATTATTAAAGACAAGCCCATACTTAGCTCTTTAATTAGATTCGGTTCCGAAGCCAACAATACAAAAGAGGAGTGGGTTGAAGATGTCTTAACACCCGTAGCACAAGCAATTACAAACGCACCTGGCACAGGCAACACAATAACATTAGCCGACACATCGGGTATTAGAGCAGGCTCCATATTGAGATTTACATCAAGCGCTAATGCCGACTATACCGAACTTGTAAAAGTTGCTACCGTCGTCAGTGACACAGAATTGACAGTTACAAGGACATACGATTCAACAACATCAAAGAGCTTAGCAACAGGTGATATTGCAATATTAGTAAGTTCACCGTCGAATGAAGGCACATCCGCTACAGTCAGCGCAGGGCGTGAGCCTGGCGTGGAATACAACTACACGCAAATATTTGAAGACGCCGCAAAGGTTTCAAGAACACAGCAGAAAATTGGCAATTACGGTATTGCTGATATGTTGGCATATCAAGTAGCTAATAAATTAGCGTTGCTTTCAATGCAGATTAACAACGCTACAATCTGGGGGCGTAGAATTCAAAGAACAAGCTCAGCGCCTGGCACGCTCGGCGGTATTCTTCAATTCTTAAATCAATCGGGCGGTAACATTAAAGCTGCTAACGCCGCTATTTCAGCTACTATCTTAAACGACGCTTTGCAATTAATCTATGATGATGGCGGATTTTCAAATAATTTCTGCTTGCTCATGAATCAATACCAAGCTCGTAAGATTTCAGCTTTCAACACATCGGGTACTAATCCTTTGGTTATGATTAACCAAGATTCCAAAACAACAGGAAACTATATTTCAACTTTCGTCGGCGACTTGCCTGTGCAAAGCGGGTTTATGGCTAAAATCGTTGTTGACCCAACATTCCCACAATCACAAATAGCAATTCTTGACTTGAATAAAATTGAATACGCTTCATTCAGCCCGATGACAGAAACAAAAGCCTCGCTCGATAGTGACGATTTCGTCGCTTCAAGACTGCTGACTGAGCTTACTCTTAGAATCAAAAACGCAAAACAATCACACGCAATTATAACAGGGTTATCATAATGGCTTTTACCGATATAACCACAGATACAACTTATATGCGTAACGGTAACGACGATGTGTTAATTGACAGTGCCGGACAGGCACTGTCAGACACAGACCTAAGCGAACTTAACCGTTACAATGCCTTAAAGGATTTGGAATTGGATTTATTAACAGCGTTAAACATAAGCCCTGACGATTCGAGCTTACTCGACGATGTTTATGAGGTATATGCGACAATGCTTAGTATTGCCTTAACTATTAAGCAACTTATTTATTTCTATTTGAAAAATAACAGCGGGGTAAACTCTGCAAGTTATAACAAATTGAAATATTATGAAGCTCAATATAGGCAGTATCAAAGCAGGTTCGCCTCGTTAATGGATACAAAACCGTCGCAAATTGATGTTGGTATAGCGGGAAGGATACAACTTGGCTGACCAAATATCAGTAGTAATCGAAAAAAAGATTAAAGAAGCTATACCTGTTAGGCTTATTGAATCAGCCGCACGTGCTATGGGTGATGAAGCTGTACAATTAAACTTAGAACGTTTAAACAGCGGATTAGATGTGAATGGAAAGCAGATAAGAAAGTATTCAAGTTCATATTTAAAAGCAAAACCCAAACTCATAAGCGGCAGATGGAAATTAAGAGGTACTAAAACCATTTATAAAGCTAATTCAATGCCAAATTACGGACGTTTAACAGGGCAGACCTTAGCGGATTTCGATTACAAAGTAGTTCAAAAAGCTGATTTTTCAAACGGAAAAGTTTACGCTACAATCCAACTCTTTTTCAAGACAGGACGCTCCAAACAAATAGCGGATTATAACAAGTCACGGGGACGTGATTATTACGGAATAGCTAAAGGCGGGGCGGCTGTTCAAAAAGAAAAAGCAAGACTACTAAAGGCATTTCTTGAGCATTTCAAATTTGGTAAAACTGGAGAAATTAAAACAAAATGATAGCTGCTAATAATAGTATAGAAGCGTTAAAAAAGATACTCGGCAAATTGGCTGGGTTCAAAATCGACGTGTCGTTCGGTAAAACCTTTGAGGAAATTTTATCATCAAAAACAACCGCTCCGAAAACAATATTTATTAACTATGAATCAGGTGAGCCAAGTGGACACTACGAGAATAGAATTCTAAACGGCAGAGAGGAAGCAATTACGCTTTTCTGTTATGATTCAAAAATAGAAATATTAGACACAATCGACGCTATTATTGAACTGCTCTATACGCACGGCAGCTTTCAAGACAAATACAGCCTTATTAAATCTGTGGTTATTATCGGCTGGCAACCAATTCAAGATGACAATAACAAAGTAACATTTCAAATAATTCTTAATATAAAGGAAAACTAATATGGCAAAAGTAACGCCAGGCTCGGCTAATACTATTAAATCAGTCGGCGGCTTAAACAAGTTGGATATTTTTGCAATTGCCACCAATGCGTTCACAACAACAGGTGGCTTTGCGTTTCAACAAATCTACTCAAAAGACATCAAAGGGATGTTGACAGTCAAAGGCGGTACGGTTACACTCGACCACGACACTTATTCAGAGGATATGTGGACATTCTTAAAGGCATTTACAGCCAACACGGTAAAAGAACAGACGCCAGACCATTATGAAAATGGTGTCGAAACATCTGAGGGCGGCTCCGCTACTGTACTTGGCTACGGCTACATATTATACGTGACAACAACTAACGGTAAAGTCCATTGCCAAATCGGTACTTGTGCAGCAGGCGACGGAACGGGCGACTTTAAAACTGAATACGACAAAAACGTTAGAGTTCCTGTGGTATTTACTGCGCTGCCTTATAACGGTACAACTTCTGTGACAGTACCAGCCGCTGTATTCGACACTAATGTTGTTGCCGCCGGCACTACAGTAACAATTGCAGTTGGCTCTTATGGTACTGATGTATTCTTAACAGCAGCAACATAATGGACGTTACATTCTGCGTTATGTACCCCGATAACGAAAAGGCACTTTTGGGAGATTGTATAGGCAGTCTCCCAAAATCTGCTGAGATTATCGTTATGGAAACGGTCCCGTCGGAAAGTGGATTTGGCACTGAATTAATAAAGCAAGAAGGTAACATTTTTTATTATAAATGGACCTATAAAAAAGGCGAGTTCAAATTCAATGAAGCACGAAACACGATAAAATCACTTGCCACACGTGGGTGGGTATTTCATATTGATAATGATGAACGATTCTGTTCCCATCAAGCATTTGAATTAGATTACATTACAAGAACAGCTCCGAAAGAATTAGGGGGCTTTGTTGTTGCGTCATTCCATTATTACCCATGCTTTGGCACGGCGACACCACCATTAGTGCAAAAAAGCATTGCTAATATGCTAAAGTTGCACAGAAATGTAAAAGAATTCGAGTGGTACAACGAAATTCATGAAGATATTTACGATTCGATAATAGCTAACGGTTATGTTGTAGTAGATTCAGGATTCTTACTTAATCATTACGGTTACAGACTTACGATAGATAAAATGCTGGAAAAATCTATTAGGAATAAAGAGGCGTTCGAAAAGTACAATCACTTGCTCGATAAGCCACATTTCAAAAAACAATACGAAGATACTTGCCTGCAAATAAATCAAATTTCAGAATTATTAGGATTGAAACATGAGTGAAAAAAAGAATTATACGGTTGAGCTTTATAAAGACAATAACGGCAAAGAGGAATGTATAACCGTAACATTAGATAGATATACACCTAACGTCAGAGTGAAGCTTAAAGATGTATTCGCAAAATTGCCGCAAAAGCCCAAAATTTTAGATTACTTTCTCGAAACAATGGAGAAACAAGACATCGAGGCTAAAGAGAAAATTAAGCCGTTAGCGGAGCTATGCAGGTTATATTCAGAAAACAAAATATCCGAAGAGGATTTTAATAAAAAATATAAATACCAAGAATTAAAAACAGAAATCGAAAAGTCTAATACCGAGCTGTTCGAAGTATTCAAGGAAAACAAATTCTCCTACGATATGCTTATGGAATTAAAGAATGCTCCAAAAGATTCTAACGGTATGCCACAGCTCGATTTTAATTTGCTTTGGGACAACGACGAAAAGGACGACATTCTAAAAGTCAAATTAGAGGCTTTCAGACAGATTATTAAGCAAAATGATGCATATGCAAAAAATCAAGAATTACTTGAAAGCCCAATTGAATCGGAATTTTGGAAGAATCAAGACATAGAAAAAATCGTAGAGGCAGTCGAATTTTTTCGTAGCAAACTTAAATCTTGACGACGAGCAATGCACATTAATTCAGAATCATTCAATCTTTTTTCAATTGAATGCAGATAATTATAAGATATATAATTCGAAGAACGCGCCGACAATTGACAAGCGGAAATTATTACCGCCTTTTTCGGAATATGACTACGAATTATTGTGTATGAATTTAGCGGGCGGCGACATACAGAAGGCTGATGAATACTATCGCACATGGACACTTTCAGAGATTTATCATAAATATTCAATTAAGCTAACTTTTGATTACAAGGAATTACCAAAGGACTTTAAATAATGGCAAACGCAGCTGATATAAATATAAATATGGGGGTGGACTTTAACTCCGCTATTGATGGAGCTAAACAGGCTATTAATACCATAGGTGCTTTATTCAATGCCGCTAAAAAAGACGTAAAAATCGGCATGGATACAAGCGGTGTTACAACGGGGTTAGAAAAAGTAAAGTCATTATTTAACACAATAACCCCGTCGGTAAAGCCTAAAGTTGACACCACCGACACGAACAAAGCGTTTGAATCGATAAAAGAAAAAGCCCATAGCACGTTTAGCTCAATTGGCAAGACCGCTTTGGGTGTGTTCTCAGGGCAGGCAATGCTCGGAGCCGTGCAAAAGTTGACTGGCTCGATTGATGACATTTGGAAGTCGGGCGTAAAAGCGTCCGAAAGAATGGAGAATCTAAGGGCGGGCTTTAAACAAGCGGGAGCAAGTGCCGCAGAAATGGAAGGGCTTTTAAAAGCAAATGCAGGCAGCGTAGAACAACTATCTAATAAATACGCTGTCGGCAAGGGCGCAATAAATGAATATACAGCAGTCTATTTGAAAATGGGGGGCGCGTCAAAGGATTTAGGTAAAGTGCAAGAGGCTATTTTAGGTATATCCAAAAAAGGCAATATAGAATACGAACAAGCCGCTAAAATGCTTGCAAAAGCATCAAACCCTGAAATTGGTAAGAATATGAAAAATATTGGTATCAATTTACAAGGGGTCAAAGGCGAGGCTAATATCCTTAATACCGTACTTGCACAGACAAGCGGTTCTTTAGAGGGCTTGAAAGAACATGCCAACAGTCCAATTGGTAATATTGAAAAGCTCAAAAATGCAATGAGTGGCATTAAATCGGCATTAGGGACTTCTTTAATTGAGATAGTACAACCAATAGCAAGTTTAATAACAAATCAATTATTGCCTGTTATAAAGGGAATTACAACGGTATTTAAGGAGGTCGCAACCGGCATAGCAAAGGCATTATCAGACCCTAAGATTATAGGCGCTATAACCAATATATTATCAGCTGTAACGGGCATAGTAACATCATTAATGCCTGTAATAAGCAATGTACTGCAAAGCCTTATACCTGTAGTTGCTCAAATTATGGATGCTATATTGCCGATAATTACGAACCTTGCAAGTATGATAACGCCGTTATTGCAGCCGATAATGAATGTTATTAGCTCATTAACCCCTCTTATTAGTAGTATATTAACCCCGATAATGGAGTTATTACCCACAATAGCAACTATTATTACAGATGTGTTTAACGCGGTAATACCATTAATAACCACTTTGACAAGCTCATTAATACCGATACTTGCTGGTGTGTTCAGTCAGTTATTGCCTCCGATAGTAAATATTATCAATGTATTGTTCGACGAATTAATGCCGATATTCAATACTATTATATCATTTATCGGCAGCTTATTTGAATCGTTAGCCCCTCTTATTGGTCAATTAATACCAATAATAGTAGGGTTTCTCAATATGTTCGGTAAT